TAGACAAGACTTCTTAAAGAAAATTGGTCTCTTATTTACTATGACTGATGGCTTTACAAACTTAGATAAGCTAGTTAAACCAACTGCTACTAAACAAGTGAAGAAAAGCCTAAGAGAGCTGGAACACACTATCAACACTACTAGAAGAAATACAGATGGAAGTCTTAGTTTCATATCAGGTGTTAGTGATGACCCAGAGTCAAAGGTTAGCTATGAACTTGATGTATAAATAAGATTTTAAGATAAACTGTTAAACAATTAAATTATGGCTGGAAAATTAAGTAAATTCCAAATGATTGGTTTTCAACACTGGAAAGGGTTGACAACTGAGAATCACTTAGGTGCCATCTTCCAAAAAGCACCTCAAAAGGCAACTAACCTAATGGTGCAATTGTTAGCTTTCCACAGAGGAAAGACACTTGATACATTCCTTAGTTCATTCCCTACTAAAGTGTTTGAGGATGATGCTGAATATTACTGGGATGTTATTGGTTCTTCAAGAAGAAATATTCCTCTGATTGAAGCTAGAGATGAGAATGGCGTAGTTATTACATCAACATCAGGTAATGTTGGTGTAGGTGGTGCACCTTTCTATCTTGTATTCCCAGAAGACTGGTTTGCAGATGGTGAAGTTATTGTAGGTAACTTAAATCAAGTTTACCCTCAAAGAATTCTTGCAGATGGTAGACCAGAAGGTACAAACTGTGTATATAAGGTTGAACTAATGGGTGCTAACAGCAAGGGTATTCCTGCTGAAAGACTACTTGCTGGTGAAAGATACTCTGTTGAATTTGCACCTGTTGAAAGAGAACTTTCAAGAAAGGTTGGTGATGTTAGATTCACTAGTCCTGTTTCTATGAGAAATGAATGGACTACTATTAGAATTCAACATAAGACTCCTGGTTCTAATCTTGATAAGAAGTTAGCTGTTGGTATTCCTATGGTTCATAGAGATGCTAGTGGCAGACAGGTTAAGGATGTTGCAAACAAGTGGATGCACTATGTAGAATGGGAAGTTGAACTTCAATTTGACGAGTACAAGAACAATGCAATGGCCTTTGGTACTTCTAACAGAAATATCAATGGTGAATACATGAACTTTGGTAAGTCTGGTAATGTAATCAAGACTGGTGCTGGTATCTTTGAGCAAACAGAAGTGGCTAACACTATGTATTACAATGATACTAATGGTCTGATGAAACTGTTGCTAGATGCTCTGTATGAACTATCTGCTTCTAAGTTAGGATTTGGTGATAGAAAGTTCATCATCAAGACTGGTGAAAGAGGTGCTCTGTTATTCAACAGAGAAGCTAAGAAGACTACTTCTGGATGGATGCCAATCATCTCAACTCAGAACCCACCAATCTATACTAAGGTTGCAAGTAACTTTGCTCAGAATGCTATTGCAGTAACTGATTATCAGGTAACTGAATGGAGAGCACCTAATGGTGTTATAGTGTCACTTGATGTTGACCCATTCTATGATGACCCTGTAAGAAATAAGATTCTTCACCCAGAAGGTGGACCTGCTTTCTCTTATAGATTTGATATTTGGTATATTGGTACTATGGACCAACCTAATATTCAAAAGTGTAAGATTAAGGGTCAAGAAGAATTCAGAGGTTATCAATGGGGATTCAGAAATCCTTTCACTGGACAGATGGGTAATCCTAATATGTCTTATGATGAGGACTCTGCTGTTATCCACAGAATGGCAACTTTAGGTACATTAGTACTAGACCCAACTAGAACAATGTCACTTATTCCTTCAATTCTGCAAGGATAATGATACAAGGGGAGGTTAACTCCTCCCCTTTTCTTTTTAACTAATTAATGGAGAAGTAAATATGGCAAGTAAGAGAGTAGAAGAAGAACTTGACTTAGAGAGCATTAACAGTGAAACATCTATTGTACCTCAGATGCCTGAGGAAGAAGAACCACAATTGCCTGTAAGAAAAGGTAGAAAGAAAGAAGTAGCAACACTGGGAGAACCAGTAAGTTGTTTAAGAAATGAAAGAATTATAGTAAGATATGTACCCAAAGAGAGTGGTATAGTAACTAATCCGAAGCACATTCTATATGGTGGTATGGCTGAGAATGCAGTAAAGTATTTCACAGTTCCACAATTAGAATCTGGTAGATTGGTTAATGTTCTTACTGATGAAGAAAAGGAATTCCTTGAGTATATTATGGGTTTAGAGTATAATGCTCTATCTATATATAAGAAGGAAAATAACTATTGGTCAAATAGACAAGTTAGATTGCTTAAACAAGATAACATCTTAGACCTATCAGACCCAGAACAATACATTAAGTATAAGATATTGCTAGCTAATAAGGATGATATAGCTCCTTCACTGCAAGCTCTTCAAGACATTCCAAAGGCAACATATAAGTTTGTTCTTATCAAGGAAGGTGAAGAAACTTCTAATGCTAGACAAGAAATGTCAGCTACAATGCAAGCATACATGGAATATGGTAAATATGAAAATGATGCTGATACATTGAGAACTATTATTGAGACTATTGATGGTAGACCATTAGCTGTAAATACTAAGGTAGAGTTCTTACAAACAAGAGTAAACAAGCTAATTCAAGCTGATGCTAAGCTATTCTTAAAGGTTATTACAGACCCTCTATTACCTACTAAGGTAACTATTAAGAGAGCAGTTGAAGCAGGTCTTGTATCTAATAGAGGTGGCTTCTTCTATCTAAGAGAAGATGGTTCTCCTTTATGTGGTAACAACGAAGACCCAACCTTTAATATAGCAGCTAAGTTCTTAGCATCACCTAAGAACCAGTCTATTAAGTTCAGTCTTGAAGCTAAACTAAAAGAGTAATAATATGGACCACATAGAGTTCAGTAATGAATTTGATGTACTCTATAACAACATAATGAGCAATGCTGCTCCTGGGTTAAATGAATATGAGAAATCAGTGTTCTTGACTAAAGGCCAAGAGGAAATAGTCAAGAACTACTTTAACCCTAAAGGTAACAAGTATGGAGAAGGAATGGATGACTCACCTAAGAGACAGATAGATTTCTCAGAGCTTATTAAGGTTGCACAAGGTACACCTAGCACAACTTCTCCTCTTACTTTTGATAAGAGGGCTAAGGTATTTGACTTGCCTTCTGACTTATTTATAGTCATTAATGAAGCAGTCTCTACCAACACAGGAACCAAACAAGTGATTCCTATTAGTTATGCTGAGTACACTAGATTAATGTCTAAGCCATACAAGGAACCTCTTAAGTACCAAGCATGGAGAATCATAAGCACTTCAAGTGAGAAAATCTCTACTGAGCTTATAGTCAACAGTAATGAAACAATTGCTGAGTATCTATTGAGGTACATTAGAAGACCTGCACCTATCATAACAGCAGACCTTTCTTCTGAATATGGTAACTTAACTATCAATGGTATTGGTACTATTTCTGAATGTGAATTGAATCCAATTATACATCAAGAGATACTTCAAAGAGCTGTTGAACTAGCTAAAGCTGCTTATGAAAGTGATGTTAAAGCTACTATTGAACTAGGTCAAAGAAGTGAGTAATTATGAATATAGAACAATTTAGTGCTGAGTTTGATGTTCTGCTTAACTCTTACTCTATTATACCAGTTGATGGAACAACAGACCCTCTTGCATTCTCTGAGTATGAGAAGTCAGTCTTTCTGACTAAAGCTCAAGATAGCTTGGTTATAGACTTGTATAGTGGTAGAAACTCATTAGGACTCTCCTTTGAGTCTACTGAGGAAGCTAGAAGATACTTAGCTGAATTGGTTCAAGAGTTCACACAAGAAATTACTGTTCCTTCTACTACTGCATCAATTGTAATGCCACAAGGTTTATGGTTTATTACCTATGAAGAGTGCAAGTTAAGTGATGAAACATTAGGTTGTTTAAATGGTACATACTCCTTAGTAACACCAGTTAGAGAAGATGAACTTTATAAGATAAAAAGGAACCCATTTAAAGGTCCATCAGAAAAGAGAGTCTTAAGAGTTGATGTTAATAATGCCATTAAACTTATATCAAAGTTTAAGATAGGTGAGTATCATTGTAACTATATCACTAAGCCTACACCTATTATATTAACTAACTTAGGTGACTTAAACATATCAGGTTATTCACAACCAATGGAATGTGCATTGAATAGTAATATTCATAACTTGATAGTTGAAGTAGCAGTTAGACTTGCCTTGATGAGTAAGGCTCAGTATGCAAACAAAGAGAATAATCAATAGCTTATTAATAAGCAATACGTTTAATTAAACAACAATTTATTTATGGCAACTTATTCCGTAAATCAAGTAAGACATTTATATGTCGCAAAAGCTCTAAAGACAGCAGTTACTCAACTAGCTGCTGCTGGTGACATTCTGCCTAAGGCAGATACAGCTAAATCTACAATGTACTTCCAGTACTTTAGTCCTGCTGGTGTTATTGAATCTAGTGATAAGATTGACATCAAGAATATCACTTATGCAAAGGCTACATCTTCTCAGTATTTAGCTAAGAAGTTAGATAGATACCAAGTAGTTCTAGACTCTACTATTAATGCTGGAGCACCAGTAGCTGGACAGGATTATCTGTTGAGACTTGCTTTCAGACAGTATGTAGGTTTATCACCAGAAGACCAATACTGGAAATTTGGTATGGTACATGCAGTTAGTGGTATGACAGCATCAGACTTTTACAAAGCTATGGCACTTTCTTTAGCTAGAAACATAGCAAGAGAAGCTACTCCACTAGTAACAATCTATCTAGTAGCAAGTGGTCCTGCATATACAACAGTAACCATTGACACTGACCCTGCTACTCTGACTGGTACTTATACTGGTATTCAAATTGAACAGGTAGCACAGGATTGGATTTTAGGTGTTATGCCTCAAGGTTACATTCCTTTTGCAGTACAACCAACTAATATTACCTTTGAAGGTGATGAAAGAATCTGGGGTACAGTTACTACAGTAACTCCTATTAATTCTGTACAGAATGGTCATGATATTGCAGACCTTGAATACTTCACAATGGGTGCTAGAGGTGACTTCTACAGAAACATGGGATGGCCTAATGTTATTCATACTACTTACTTGGTAGACCCAACTCAGAAGTATGATACTCTGGACATCAGTTATTACTGGGCAGGTGGTGCAGAAGATGTACAAAAGTCTCCTAGAACAATCACTCTGGTAACTGTAGATGATGGTAGTCACACTGCAATGAAGGCTCTGATTGCAGCAATCAACACTGCATCTGGTTTAACAATTGCAGACCCAGTTGACCCAGCTTAAATGAGCTAATTATAAAGAGCATAGTTGATTCTATGCTCTTTTTTTTTTATAATTAAAACTAAATAACCATGTTACATTTCAACGAATTAAGGATAACCCAAGATGATAAGTATCTAATTATAGATGCCTCTGTTGATAATCAAGACTTCTATGATGATATAATCTTAGATAGTGTGGTTATAGATACACAAGATACATATGTACCTAATGGTCCTAGCTCTAATCCTGTATATGAACTTAAAGTAGCTGATGCCTATGATTTAACTTACTCTCTTCCTGAGGAATGCAGTTGTAATCCAGTGCTTGAAGAGGAAGATAAATCATACTGTTTCACTTATGGTACTCATCAAATGAGGAATATAAGACTTAGATTACAAGCAAGTGATTTTAATATCAATACTCTTAATGATACTATGTTCTTTGTGTATGTGATAGCTACTGGAACTCCCTCAGCAGATGCTCCTTGTGGTACAACTAATCCCATGATTATGGGAGCTGTAACTAATCTATATCCCCTTTATCAAAGCATGATGAAGTATGTTAAACAGATAGAGAATAACTGTGAAATACCTAAAGAATTCATTGACTTATCCTTAAGAATAAAAGCACTTGAGTTATGTATAAGAACTGGTAATTATCCTCAAGCTATTAAGTATTGGAATAAATACTTTAAGAATAAGATAGGTACAATAACTAGAGTAACAAATTGTAGCTGCTATGGATGAAATGACTAATATTTCTTATGATGCTGTAGTTAGATACTTCACTTCATTAGCTCAATTTGGCTATAGAAGTTATGGTGATGTAAACAAGCTATTAGCATTACTTGCACTGGATGATGTACTAAATGTATTCAGTGAATATATAGATGAAAAGGACCTTAGGTCTATAGTTAATGCTATCTATTGTTTAAGTGGAACTACCTGTCTAATTGACTTTCCAAGTTATGTTAATGATGATACACTATTCCATAAGACTAAGATTAACTACATTACTAGAATCACTGAGGATAATATTCTCAGAGTTGATGAAACAAATGTGATAAGAATAGAAGCATAATACTTATAGCCAGTAAATAAAACCTATTAAACTCTTGTGAATATCAGTAGAAATACTTATATTTGCAGGAGTTTAATTTTATAATAGTATTAGTATGAATACATGGAGAGAAATAGTATATATGTGTATAGATGAGTTAAAGCTTCTAAGTGATGATTCATACTATACTGAGGACCATTTGATATTTCTTATCAGTAAATTTAGAACATTTATTCTAAAGCAGAGATACTCTGATATAAAGAAGTTCATACCTGAGAGTAACTTTAGTACTATATGTCTAGACCTGATAGAAGTACCTGCAATCTCAGGTGAGGTCTGTGAAGGTGGGGTATATCTAAGGTCTAAGAATAAAATCCCATATATGATGGGAATTAAACAACCAAGAGTATATCCAGTGGACTATTACCAAGGTGAGATAACTTATGTAAGTAGAGATAGAATGAAGTATGTAGGGTATAACAAGTATTTGAATAATATAATCTATTGCTCTCTGGCACCAGATAACTATCTATACTTCAAGTCTAGCAACCCTCAATACCTCTACCTTGAAAAGGTAAGAATAACAGCTTTATTTGAGAATGCTGAGGAAACCTTTGGATTACAATGTGATGAAAATGGTAGAATATGTGAGTTACTTGATGCTGAGTTTCCTTTAGAAGCTTCTCTAATTCCTCCTCTTATTGAGCTTGTAGTTAAGGAATTAAGAAGTTCAGAGTTTATGCCAGAAGATAAGGAGAACAATGCTGATGACGATATGTCTGACCTAAATCCTAAGAAGTAATGACACTAGAAGAGTTTAGACATAGCATACTAAAGGTAGATAAGCCAAGAACTCACAAAATCAGAGGGTCATTGGGTATCTATGATGGTTACAAGCATTATAGAAAGAATGGCTATGGTAGTACTGGGTATAGATTAACTGAATCTCAGTACTTCTCTATTACTAGAAGAGTTAATGAATTACTAGCTGATAACTTAGTAAATGGTGAAGAAGTAACTTTGCCTTATAGAATGGGAAGACTTGAGATAAGAAAGACAGCAGGGGAAATTAGGTTAGATGCTAAAGGTAACTTAGTAACTAACCTGCCTATTGACTGGGATAGAACTCTTAAATTATGGTATGAAGATGAAGAATCTTTCAACGCTAAGACTCTTATTAAAGTAGAAGAGAAAGAGATATTTAAAGTCTATTATAACAGAGGTAAAGCTAACTATATCAATAAGTCATTCTATGAGTTTAGTGTTAATAGAGAGCTAAAGAAAAGGCTTAAGCAGAACATTAAAGATAGAAAGATTGAAGCAATGTACCTAGATAAAAACAAGCAATATGGTAAATAATGTAACATATACAAATATAAGAGAAATAGCTAGCAGGCTAATGAGACATCCTTTAATGGTTGACTTAACCCTCGAAGCTATTATACAATACACAGTGGACTTCATAGGTATTGTAGGTCTCCCTACTATCTATTATGATAAGGTTGATACTGTAGATATTAGTAACTATAGAGCAGCTCTACCATGTGATTTAATAGCTATAAGACAAGTGAAAGATGTAAAGAACAACATCTCACTTAGAGCTACTACTGATACTTTTCACCTAATACATGATGAAAAGAAACCTATAATGAGACAAGAAGGAACCTTTAAGACACAAGGTAATATCATATATACTTCCTTTAAGGAAGGTAAGATAGCTATAGCATATAGAGCTATTCCAGTAGATGAAGAAGGATTACCTATGATACCTGATAACTCTATATTCCTTAAAGCACTAGAGTTATATATAAAGAAAGAATGGTTCACTATTCAGTTTGATATGGGTAAAATAGCACCAGCAGTATTGCAGAATGTACAGCAAGAATATGCGTGGAAAGTTGGACAACTTAACACTGAATTCATTCTGCCTTCTGTTAGTGAAATGGAAGCTATTAGTAATATGATGAATCAACTATTACCTAGAACCAATGAGTTTAGAAAAGGCTTTAAGCCTCTAGGTAATAGAGAGTATTGGAAAGACCAAAGATAAAGATTATGCTTAAACAAGAACAACATATAATTAAAGGTATGACTAGAGACTTAACAGTCTCAAAGTTCAATCCAGAGTTTGCATATGAATGTAAGAACATTAGAATAACTGCAAGAGATAATAATACTCTTCTTACTGTAACTAATGAGAGAGGTAATAAGGAGATACCATTACAATCTCCTTCTGGAGACCCTGTAGTTATTGATGGGATATTACTTGGACAGAATGTGCTAAATAATTATGTAACCTTATTTACAAAAGGTACAAAAGATAATATCTATAGACTTGAAAATAAAGGTACCTATTTTGAGACTCTACTTCTATTCTCAGGTAATCTTAATTTTAGTACAGACTATCCCATTGAGAATATTGGTGTATATGAAAATGATAACATTCAGAAGATATATTGGGTAGATGGATTAAATCAACCAAGAGTTATTAATATTGTATCTGACCCTACAACAATAGAAGAATGGAATAATAGTTCATTTGATTTTATTCCAGAATTGAAGTTGGATGAAACAATCACTGTTACCTCCAATCTTAAGGTAGCCAGCAAGTTTCCTTCTGGAGTGGTGCAATATGCTTTCACTTACTATAATAGAAATGGCTCTGAAAGTAACATTATATATCAAACACCTATATACTACACTCATGCAAGTAATAGAGGAGGGAGTCCAGAAGAGATAGGTTCCAATAGTTTTGATATAGTTATAAGTAATCCTGATACTAATTTTGATTATATAAGGATATATTCTATATTTAGAACAAGTATAGATTCTACCCCAGTTGTAAGAAGAGTGGCTGATTTGGATGTTATTGGTTCAGTAATCAGATATACAGATAATAATACAACAGGAAGTAGTGTAGATAGTACCTTACTACTTTACATAGGTGGTGAAGAAATAATTCCTCACACCATGACTCAAAAGGACAATACTTTATTTCTTGGAAATATTCACATAAAAACTTTATTGTTCTCAAAGGAAGCAAGAGAGAGTGTGAAGGGTTCTGTCGTATTTGGTAATAAGCTTCTTGATACTGGTGAAAGAACTAATTTAACTTATGATTATAAAACCCAATTAAATAATAATAGTTACCAGATTACATCATTTAAAAGAGGTGAAACTTATAGATTCGGGGTTCAATTCCAAAATAAGAAAGGTAAATGGTCAGAAGTATTATATATAGGAGATAGCAAGGTAGATACTTACCCTAATGTAGATTCTAATAACTTATCTGGTACTGTTAAATTAAGTTTGGTAAAACCTTACTATACTATACCAAAGAGTGTACTTGATGAAGCTAAAGCTCTTGGTTATATAAAGGCAAGAGGAATGATAGTAGTTCCCACAAATAGTGATAGAACTATATTGTGTCAAGGTGTAGTATGTCCTACTCTATGGACAAATTTAGATAGAGAATCTAATAGTCCTTATGCAGTATCATCTTGGTTTTTTAGACCTTTTGTTGATGAGGCTAATAGAGATGATTCTAATGATGTGGAGGCAAATAATGGAACTTATGCTCAATATGTTGATTATGATAGTATCAATCCTGTATATCCTGATAGGACTACTGAGATAGGGGTAGAAACTTTAAAGACATTAGCAGAAGGTAGTACAGAAGTAAATGACTATTTAGTAGATAGTAGTATTCTTACATTTCATTCTCCTGATATAGAATTTGGAGATATAAATACAGCAAATATTAACTTAGGCTGCCAATTTATAGGCTCTATTGCATTACATTCTGGTATATCTTATAGGTCTGTTCTTGCAGAGAGTACAGGAGTTCAACCTACTTTAGATTATGGATTTTATAATAAGTTCCCACAGTATGAAAGACAAACTGTTTTTTCAACAAATAAAGGAGGTAGACTTCTTTCTTCTGGGTATCATTGGATGGGAATCCCCTTATTAACTAATGATACTCAAAAAGTTTACAAGAGTAACTGGGCATGGTTAGTATCACCTTGGCAAAGACAAGGCTCATTAATTAATGATTTTAGATATGAAGGTAATACCTATTCTAATTTGAAATCAAATAAATTGGGTAATTTGAGAACAAGTTATTCTACTTATTTCACTCTGGGATTAACAGAATCTTGGGTTCCCCCTGCTGGTATATCAAATGTAGAGATAGTAGATTCTAACGAAGTTACAGCTACTTCAATAGTTAGGAATGATGAGTCTCTGTTATACTATGGTAATGTTGATAAAGTAATA